ATTGTCTTCAATCAACGTCGCATTTTCCGATTTTAGTTGATCAATAGTCTTATCCGCCATCTTCAACGCTCTAGCAAAAATCTGCTCTGGCGTGTTCCATGCTTTCTCGAGATCAAGGAAATACTGTCGAATCTGTTTCCCTTCTGGCGATCTCTGAATCATACATATCTGTTTTGCCATATCAATAGAAATTTCATGGTCAATATATGTAGTTTCGTTTCCTTGAGCTGTTAGTCTTTTATGACTAATAGCTTTGAAGTCTTCGTTTTCTGTAAAACCATACTCTTTCATTCTTTCAAACCACTTTGTATACTGGGTTCTAATATTCAGTTGTTGGTGCAAATCTCTTGCCGATACACAAGGCTGATCTGCATCATAATTAACAGAAATTAAATTATCCATACGTTATGTCATCTCCTAACTGTTTCTTTAATAACTGTCTTTCCAGATTCTCATAATCACAATCTTTGACTTCTCGCTGTGTAAAATTGTGTATAGTTTCTTCTTTCTTTGGTTTCGGTGTTGATTTCTTCCGTTTCTTTGATGTAGGGAAGAAACTCTTATATCCTCCACCAAATGCTTTTCTTACAATGCCCAACTTATCAGAATCATTCTCAGCCAGAGAATCTAGTTCTTCTTTCAAGGCATTGATCTGTTCTGCAGATAATGTTTGTCCAGTATGATTCCTCATATCAAGATAAAGACAGAACTCTCTGTTCAGATCTGGATTGCTATAATAATATTTACTTTCCTTTACTTTACTTTCCTTTAGGGATTCTTCTCGGGAATTATCATTATTTTTCTTGGAATTATCCGTATTATTCTCAGAATTATCTTCAAAATGGGTAACTTTAATAAAAGGTTCTGTTTCTTCTTCATTTAAAAGCCAGAACCTGTCGACTTTTATTGGATTCTTCTTAGCTCTTGTTTTTACTGCTAACTGAAATCTCTCCTGTATTCCGGCAGAAGTCAGGACAGCGTCCGACTGGAAAAGCTGTTTATCAAACATCGACCGTTCCAGTAAGAATGTCAAGACTTGCTTCACCTTGTCACTATTCATGTTCAGATCATCCGACACGATATAGTAAAAATCATCATCTACAATGATGTAATATCCATTTTTATAAATTTCACAAAGAAGATAGATAAAAATTGTGATCCCATCTGCTCCATATCTGGATTTCAGGATCTTTATCTTCCTGTTCGAAAAGAAATTACAATCCAAAGAAAAATATTCGATACCTCGTTTCTTATGTCTGGCCAAAACGATTCTCCTTTTTCTTATTTGATTTCTTCTATCTCTACTTCAACTCGTGGGTCCTCTGCATAATGCTTTTCCATATGCAGCGTTACCACCTGCGTATCATCTCTGTATGCTAATTTATTCAATGCATCCAGAATGCTTTTTGCAATGTTATCAATGTCTGGTTTCTTCGTTGGAAACATAAGATCTTCCAACATCTGTTGTTTCTTTTTCTTGCTTGTACTCTTAACGATCGGATAATAAGCCATGATCGTTACTTTTAAAGGCTGTCCGTCATTAAAAATGATGTTATTTGATTCCTGCCTGTAACAGCACTTGATCAGATTCTCGTATAACATAGTACCTTCTGGCGTATATGAGAATGTTCCACCACCTTTACTACGGACAGTTCTTGCCCTGGCTTTTCCTTTCGGAGCACCAGGGACTGTAAATCTAACTGTCTCCATAACTGTTACCCGATGATCGTGATCACTTTCAACAGTTCTCCCGGTAAATTCTCTGTTAAATATTTCTTGATAGCATCTACTGCTTCATACTTCCAGAGGCCACCATCAGCTTCTACCAATTTAAACATTGGCTGTCCATCGGAACCTTCTCTGATTCGGAAGATAAATTTGCTTTTTGGCTGATCTACTTCTAAGAAGGTACGATATGGACGAAGTGTTACCGGATTCGGTACGATCACATCTTCTTTTCCTGCAATGCCTTTAGTGATCGTAGCCTTCTGGCTGACTCCATCATCTCCATAGTTGGCCACTGTTTTATTTTCTACGTTTCCGGCAACTGAAAGAATCAGTTCTGTTTCATCACTCTGTTTAAAGGCAGTCTGCATGTTAATTACAAATGCTTCCTGATCATAGTAATGATCGAAATCAAAACCATTTGGATTTGTACCTACGCGGAATAATTCTTCTCGATTTCTTTCCTGTGTAAGACCAGATAATAATCTTACTTTTGTTGGAGATTCTACGTGAACGATCATAGATTCTCTTAACTCTTCACTCTTTCCACTGATATAATCGATCAGAGAATTAAGACTTGTAGCTGTCAATGGTTCTGCAAACTCTTCTCTGTCATATCGTGACATCGATTTATCGCAATAAGTCTTTCCTGCGATTTTTACAACATGTGGCTCTCTTGCACTGTCTGTCAATTCTTCTATATGTTCCATTGCTTCTCTTAAAAATGTGTTATCCATTGTTATGTACCTCCTGTTTATGCCTGTTTTGCTTTTCTTAAATCAATGACTTTGTTGCTTGGTTCATAGATTTCTCCAGTGTCCGGATCAAATGCTTTCTGTGGCTCATCTTCTTCCTGATCAATCACATCATTGACACTCATCTGTCCCGGAATCTGGTTAAAAATCTCGATCGCTTCAACCTCTCCAGTACGGAGATCACGTCCCATACTCAGGGCTGTTGTAGCTCCAAGCTCTGGTGCAAGGCTTAACTTTGTTTCAACTGTAGTTGATACAAAATTTCTCTCATCGTTTGGACGAAGAGAGATTGACACATTAATCTTTCTTACCTTCTGTGCATCTGTGTTGGGATCCTGAATGTTTTCAGTGACTTTTTCTAAAGCCTTATTGAGCTGTACTGAAAGCTTCCCTCCTGCAAACTGTTCTAAGTTAATATGTTTCATCGTGTTGCTCCTTTCTTTTATTTAAAGAACTGCTGTGGTTCTTCTTTTGTTGTTTCTTCCTGTAGTTCCTGTTTTTCTGGTTCAGGTGTTTCCTCTGCCGTTTCCTGCAGATCCTGATCTGCTACAATATTTTCTTCTGAAACTGTATCTACATAATCTTT